TCAGACCCTATAAGGTCTGGCCTGTTCTGCGTTCAGGCCATCGCTGCTGACCACATTTTGACCACAATCGCGAGTTAAAAGGGCGTTCATCGCGACCCCGATCGCTTCGACGTCCGACCCGTACAGGTGGCCGTAACGGTCCAACGTGAGAGCCGCGGACTCGTGGCCGAGCATGTTCTGCAGCGACTTGATGTTCGCGCCCGCCTGGATGGCCAGCGAGGCAGCCGTGTGCCGCAGCTCGTGGATCTTGAAGTCGTACACCACGCCGTCATCAAGACCTGTTCTTGAAGAACTGTCCTGATCGGGTACGGCACGCGGGAACAGTTTCGCGGCGGTGACCGCGTCGGCCCACCAGCGCCGACGAACATTGCTGCCCCGCATGTGCCCGCCCGACGAGTCGGGGAACACGAGATCGCCTTGACCTCGGCCTTCAACGTCGAGGTCAAGCAAGTCCGCGACAAAGGCCGACATGCTCACCGTGCGGGCCTTCCCGCCCTTCGGGGAGCCGATCACGAACTTGTTGTCGACAAGCACCACCGATCGCGATATCCGGATCGTCAGCCGGTCCAGGTCGACATCGCGCCACCGAAGCTCCGCAGCCTCACCAAAGCGCAGCCCACACGTGCCCAGTACGTACACAAGAGGCCGATAAGCCCCCGCCGCGTCCGCGAGGGCGTGCAGCTGTTCCAGCGTGAGGAAGCGCTGTTCCACGGTCGCCACTGACGGCAACTCCACCCCGTCCACCGGATTGAGTACCAGACGGTTGTCGGACACCGCCATCGCCAAGATCTGCCGCAGCACCCCCACCACCTTGTGCACCGTCGCCGGGGACCGGGCTGCGCTTAACTCGGCAACCCACTCGCGGACGAGATGCCGCGAGATGTCCCCGATAGGCACCTGCGCGTGGTCGGCGACGAAGGTATCCAGCACAACCTGGTACCGCGCCTTCGTCGACGGCTTGAGATTGTGCTTCGACTGCAGCCACTCGTTGGCGTACTCTCCCAGTTTCACCCGCCCGGCGGCCGGCGCCACATACGCGCCACGGCGTTTGTCGACCTCGAGCTGGTCCGCCCACGCCTGCGCGTCCCGCTTCGTCGTGAACCCGCGACGTGTCGTCTGCCGATGATCCGGGGTCCGGTACCGGACCCGGTACTTGATAGCACCCGCCGTCGTCTCGTACTTCTCAATTGTCGCCAAGGGTCTCCGCCATCATTTCCTTCATCCGCCGGTCGGCTTCTGCTCTCACAGCAGGATCAGGAGAATTCTGGTCTCGCTCGATCTGGTTGAGTTCAAGCAACTGCCGGACCCCCTCCGCGAACTGCGACCAGCGCCAACCAGGGGCGGCCAGCCGTGTGAACTCAATCAATGCTGCGGCGCGATCCTCTGGCTCCTGTAACGGCCTATCCGCCCGCAACCACTTCCAGAACTCCTCAGCGGAAATGGGATCAGACAGTCCTGTCGCCGCAACCAAATCAGTAGGGTCGTCGACGTTATCGGCTAGCAGGCTGATCGGCGAAACCCCCAGGGCGACAGACAAACTCACCAAGTCATCGACCGTTACCTTCCTCTCCTCATCCTCAATGCGACGGATGCCGACCGCGCTGATCGGCCACCCAACCGAAGTCAAGCGCTCCGATACCTCGGTGTACGTGAGGTTCAGGTAAGTCCGGATCTCTCGCAACCTCGTCGCCACCGTCTCTCCTGTTGGCCCTCGGGCTGCTTCTTTTCCTGCCACGGCGCTCATCGTCCACTGTCAAAGAATGGCAGTCAAGTTGCAGTTGTTGACACCGGCCACGGCGTGTGATCTTCTGTAAGGGCACTGCCATCTTTGAACAGTCCACCACCATTTCTGAACAGACAGGAAAGAGATGCCTGACCTACTTGCACCGGAAGATCTGCCGCCGCTGGCGACCCCCGCCCAAGTGGCTGCCGTCATGCAGACCACAGTCGACGCCCTATCCCAAGACAGGTACCGCCGCCGCGGGCTCCCTTGGATCAAGGTGTCAGGCCGAGTCCGGTACGCACGCGCCGACGTTCTGGCCTACCTGGTCGCCAACCGCATCGGCGGTGACGCCGCCTGATGAACACCCCGGAAACGACAACAGCCCCCGTGGACCTCGACGCGCCAACGTCGAGCGGGAGCTGCTGCACCCAACCCGCAGATGAATACCGATTGGAGAACACCATCATGCCACGACACCCTGACCCCGCGCAGCTGCCGCCCAACACCGTGTGCGAAGACGGATGGCAAGACGACGAAGGTCGGCCCTACCGGATCTTCTCCGGCCGCGACCGCCGCGTCTCCGGCGTCGAGGGAGTCATTGGGACCAGCGCCGTCCAATACTCAGACGGAACCATCGAGGCGTCCCAGGACGACGGCCCGCACATCTGGCTGGGCATCGCCGTCAACGAGGCCATTAATTCCTCGCAGGCGCGGCAGCTAGCAGCTCTTCTCCTCGAAACCGCCGACGAAGTCGACCAGTGGGTCGAAGCGCCATCGTCCGGTGCCTTGCATGAATTCACCTGCATGGCGTGCCGCGCCGAGGCTGAAGACGTCAGCTGCCCGATCTGCCAGGCCCAGCCTTACCAGCCGTGCGCTGACGCGGATGGCGAACCTCGTAGCGGTGGCTCCCACGCTTCCCGGCTCACCGCCGCACAGGAGGCCCGCCGATGACCGAATCGGTTCTGGCCCAGATGAAGCGGAGGCAGTACATCGCGATCCGGTCAGCGCCACTGAATTGCGGTTGCCGGGATCCGCTTGTTTGCCGCTGTGGTCGGCCGGATGAGGTCACTGAGCAGTACGTCGACGGGTACCGAGACGCCGCTCATCATCTGCTCAGTCAAGGGCTGACGCCGGCCCCGAACATCGCCGCCATGCGCGTCCTGTGGCGACGTGGCGGGGATGAACAGCGCCTCGCCGTCCGACTGTCCGAACTGTGGGAGGTGGCGGCTTGACCGACCCTGAAGTGATCGCACGCGGAAAGGCGGCAGCCCAGCAGTGGGCTGCCGCCCCCGCGGCATCTCACAAACTCCCCACCGACCCTGTCCGCAAGCTAATCGTCACCCGTGGCTCCGACGTCAAACTCAAGCCGATGGTGTGGTGGGAACCTGGCCTCATCCTCCGCGCCGCCATCACCCTCGTCGGTGGCCGCGAAGGCCAAGGGAAGTCCACCATCGTCGCCGGATGGGCCGCACGAGAAACCCTCACCGGTGGCTCAGTTCTCTGGCTCGGCTCTGAGGAATCCCGCGAACAGGCCCAAGCGCCACGTCTTACCGCGGCGGGCGCGGACATGACCAAGGTGATCTTCCTCGACGTCGAACTCGACAATGTGATCGGCGCCTTACGGTTCCCCCTCGACCTCGCCGGGATCGAGGACGTCATACGCGAGCACAACGTGACCATGATCGTGCTCGATCCGTGCAAGGGCTACATGCCCGCCGGGTTCTCCGGGAACGACGACGTGGCCGTCCGCCAATACCTCGAACCGCTGGCGTCGCTTGCCGCCCGCAACGACGTAGTACTACTCGGCATCTGCCACTTCGGGAAGCGGGCCGGCGACGACTCGGGCAAGTTGCTGCTCGGCTCCATCGCGTGGTCCCAGGTGGCACGCTCCGTGCTTTCCGTGGCCGTCGACCCCGACACCAACCACCGCATCGTCACGGCCACGAAGGGCAACTACGCGGCCACCGAACGCAGCATCGAGTGCGAAATCATCACCGGCGTCATCCACACCGACGACGGCCCAACCGAGATCGGCACCGTCCGCTGGATCGGCGACACCACCATCGACGCCAGAGACATCCTCTCCGGCGGCGACGGTGACGACGCCCGCGACATCGACGCCTGGCTGAGAGACTTCCTAGCTACCGGATCCAAGAAGGCCAACGACGTCTACTCTGCGGCCGACGCAGCCGGATACAGCAAGGATCAGGCCAAGCGGGCGAAGAAGCGCCTCGGCATCAAGGCCGAGCGTCCCTCCGGTGACGGCCCGTGGTTCTGGTCCATGCCAACCCCTCCAAGCCAAGGGAGCACCGACCAAGGGAGCACCCCTGTCGTGCACACAGCTGCTCCCTTGCTCCCTTGCACGTCAGGAGGGGTGCAGGAAGGCGAAATCAGACCAAGGGAGCAGGGTGCAGGAGAGTGCTCCCTTGGTGCTCCCAGCGCTGTGGAGTCTCCACTGTTGACACCTCCGACACCGCTCGATGCACGTCGGCAAGAACTGAGTGGCCGCCGAACGATCCGCGTCAAAGGCCAAGAAGTCCCTCGCTGCTACATCTGCGGCAAGGCTGTCGTCGGCGGACAGGGCGACGCACACCTGAGCTGCGTCAGCAAACAGGAGACAGCATGACCGCCCGCCGCGTGATCTTCCCTGGCGACGACTACTGGCTGCCCGCCGACCAGCAACCGGCGTCCCGCAGGCGCGCCAACAAGTCCCGGCCCTGCCGAACCTGCCGCACTACCACCCGCAGCATCACCGGCTACTGCACCACCTGCCGACCAGCAGACGCCATCCCCACCATCCACCGAGACGGCAACACCATCTCCTTCGCCGGCCTCAACCTCACCCCAGCCCAAGCCATCGCCCTCGCCGACGCCCTCGTCGACGCAGTGGAGAAAGGACCAACCCCATGAGCAAGCCCGAGTACGTCAACCTCGCCGACACCCTGCCCCCCGACACCATCGTCGAACCCGCCGACCTCGTCGGCCTCAGCCTCAGCATCACCACCGAAGGACACCTCGTCGGCTCACTCCTCGTCGCCACCAAAGACGGCTGGCACCGCTACTTCCTCGGCCGCGACAACTGGACCGACCTACTCGAGCAAGCCGCCGAGTTCTCCGAAATCTGCAACGACCCCGCCAAGCTCTCCGCCGCCATCACGCAACTGAAGGACGGCCAGTGAAGCCCTGCCTCGACTGCGGCGAACCCACCGACCAGACACGGTGCGCCGACCACCAACTCAAGGACACCCGCGACCGACGCCAACGCGGATACGACTGGACATGGGACCAGCTCTCCCGACGAGCACGACGACTCCAGAAGTTCTGCACCGACTGCGGCACCACCGACAACCTCCAGTGCGACCACCTGCCATCAGCATGGGCACGCAAGGCCCAAGGCAAACCCATCCGCCTGCGCGACGTCGACGTCGTCTGCGGCCCCTGCAACATCCGGCGCGGATCCGCACGCCCCGGCAGCCACCGAGCCACCCAGGGGGATCACCCTCAACCCGCAGGTCCAAGCACCGATGGCAAGGCGCAGAGGGCGTTACACACCCAGTTACACGCGAGTGAGGCCGTCCTCGGGGGCGTCGTTGTCGGTGATGCGGACCCAGAATCCGGGGCCGAAGGCGGTCTTCTCCTTGCCCTTCGTGAGGATCAGCGCGCCACTCGGGTCGAAGGTGTACTTCCAGCCGGTGAAGTTCTCCTCGATGTGCTTGGGATCGTCGGGGATGGGATTGATGTAGGTGACCCTGATCATGAAGCGAGTATGCCGTGAAGGCCGGCCCGAAAGCGGCGGTTGACGATTCCCCGCTGCCCTTCCGACCTCGGTCGGAGGTGGAGTCAGAGCGGTTTGTGGCGTTCGCGGACAAGTTCTTGCGGGTGCCGAAGGGCACGAACTCGCGGGGAAAGCTGAACCTCCGCAAGTGGCAGGTGGAGATCGCTGAAGACGTCCTCGACTCCGGTGCTCGCACTGTGGGATTGATGCTGCCGAGGGGTTCAGGCAAGACCACCTTGAACGCAGCTATCGGCCTGTACGTGTTCTTCTGCTGGGGAGACGGCGCGAATGTGGTGGTGTTCGCCGTCGATGAGCGCCAGGCGAATCTGGCGTTCTCGGCGGCCCGCCGCATGGTCGAGCTGTCACCGGAACTGGCCGAGCGGTGCCAGGTGTTCAAGGACCGCTTGGTCATCCCGTCCACGGACTCGTCGTTCGCGGTGTACCCGGCGTCACCGGCTGGCGCCGAGGGGCTGGACTACGTGCTCGCCATCGTCGACGAGGCCGGTGTGGTCAACCGAGATCTGTTCGAGGTGGTGCAGCTCGCCCAGGGCAAGCGGGAACGCTCGGTACTGGTCGCTATCGGAACCCCCGGCCCGCGGCTGGACGACCAGGTGCTCCTGGATCTGCGGTCCTACGCCGCGGACAACCCGGACGACAAGTCGCTGGTGTTCCGGGAGTTCTCGGCCGCCGGTTTCGAGGACCACCCACCCGATTGTCAGCACTGCTGGGAGCTTGCCAATCCCGCACTGGACGACTTCCTGCACCGCGACGCCCTGTATGCATTGTTGCCGCCGAAGACGCGGGAAGCGACGTTCCGGCGAGCCCGGTTGTGTCAGTTGCCGATCGACACGGACAACGCGTTCCTTCCGCCAGGGGTGTGGGAGTCCCTGTCGACGGGGAAGGACGTGCCGCACGGCCTGGACGTGGTCCTGGCTCTGGACGGCTCCTACAACGGCGATACCACAGCGCTATTGGTCGGGACGGTCTCTGCGCAACCACATTTCGATGTGGTGCGGGTGTGGGACCCGAAGGGCGACCCCGACTACCGGGTGCCGGTCGCCGAGGTCGAGGAAGTTATTCGGCAGTCGGCAAAAAAGTGGCGGGTACAGGAGATCGTGGCGGACCCGTTCCGTTTCACCCGCACCCTGCAGGCGTTGGAGTCCGAGCGTCTACCGGTGGTCGAATTCCCTCACTCGCCGTCCCGGCTGACCGCGGCCACCACAGATCTGTACAAGGCGTGCGTGAACGGCGACCTGACCCACTCAGGAAACTCCACGCTGGCCGCCCACGTCGCCGCCGCGGTGATCCGGGAAGACCCCCGGGGCATGCGACTGGACAAAGCGTCCCGTTCCCGGAACGCCCGCAAAATCGACTGCGCCGCTTGCCTTGTCATGGCGCACTCACGCGCCACCTGGCGCGCTACCCATAAGAAACGAAAGAAAGCGGTGAGCTTCGCAGCATGAATGACCAACTGACACAACTCCTCCAAAAGCTCGATGAACCGGTGGCCCGGTACTCGATGCTGGACCGTTACTACACCGGCATGCAGGGCGCGGCGTTCCTGTCCCCGGAATCGAAGGTCGCCTTGGGTAACCGGTTCGGGCGCATGGCGTCCAACATCTGCCGCCTGTCGATCACCGCCCTCGCGGAGCGCCTCCGCATCACCGGGTTCTCCGACCCCGCCCTCTGGGATGACTGGATCCGCTGTGACCTCGACCAGCTCTCCGGAACTGCGCACCGTGAAGCCCTGCTGTTGGGCGACTCCTACGCGATGGTGTGGGCCGACACGTTCGGCCGGCCCAAGGTCACCATCGAATCCGCGAAACAGGTTGCTGTGCAGTGCGATCCGGGAACCAGGCAGATCCTGGCCGCGGTGAAGCGGTGGGAAACCGCGACCACCACCGAGGCGGTCCACTACATGCCTGACCGAATCGTCCGCCTACGCGCGAATGCGACGGGCGCCACTATCAACGGGTTCCAACCGGTGGAGGAGATCGCCAACCCGCTGGGAGTGGTGCCGGTCGTGCAGATCCGAAACAGTGACCGCATCCTCGACGGGCGCGGACTGTCCGAACTCGACGACCTGATGCCGCTCGTGGACGCTCTCAACAAGAGCCTGCTCGACATGATGGTCACCTCCGAATACACCGGCCGGCCGCGCCGCTGGGCAACTGGTGTTGAACTGACGGAGAAGCCCGTCCTCGACGACGACGGCAACCCCGTCCTCGACGAGAACAACGAGCCGGTGATGACCGAAGTCAACCCGATCCCCGAGGGCAATCGCGCGATGATCGCCGAGGAGGAGGGCGCGAAGTTCGGTCAACTCGCCGCCGCCGACCTCGGCGGGTACGAAGCGTCGGTTCGAGTGATCCTCGGACAGATCATGGCCGTGTCCACCCTGCCCGCGCACTACGTCGGGGTATTCACCGACAACCCCGCCTCCGCCGATGCTCTCCGCGCCGCTGAGGCATCGCTCACGGCCCGCGCTGAGGCAAGGCAGGCGACATTCGGGCGAGCGTGGGAGCAGGTCGCCAAACTGATGATCGCCGTCCGAGATGGGCGCGACCCCAACCAGATCGACGTCCGGGTTCAGTGGGCCGACGCCGCCACCCGCTCCGTCGCGCAGGAAGCCGACGCCGTGGTCAAACTGCACACCGCTGGCCTGCTGCCCGCCTCCTACGCGCTCGCCAAACTCGGCTACTCCGACGACGAGATCGCCAAGATCCGTGCCGCCCGCCGCGCCGAAGCTCTCGACACCGTCGCCGTCGATCTGCAAGCCCTGCCGAGGTCGGCATGACAGCCGTCGAGGAGTTCCAGGTCAGTACCGCGACGCTGGCCGCCACGACCCAACAAGAGGTGCTGACCGTGTACGCCGCGTACACGGCCGGTCAGATCAGCATGGAAGACGCCATGCTGATCATCGGCGGCATCATCAACCGCGCCACCGCCGCCGCAGTCACCCTCGGAGATCTCTGGCTCACCGCCCAGATCGAAGAACTCACCGGGGTTGCGACCCGCTCGGTCGGGGTCCTCCCCACCGATGACTCCGAACGCCTCATCACCGCCGTGCACACTGTGCTGACCGAGCAGGCCGACGCCGAGATGCGCCTGTCCCGCCTGGCCCGCAGTGAATCCCTCGAGGCCGCCCAGAACGGCATCCACGAAGCCATGCAGTCCCAGCAGCTCGTCGAGGGCTGGACCCGGCAGATGGACGCCGACCCCTGCCAGCTCTGCACCTGGTGGTGGCGAGAGGGCCGAATCTGGCCCAAGGAACACCCCTTCCAGCGACACAAGGGCTGCAACTGCCAACCCCGCATCGTCCTCGCCGAGGACATCAAGTCCACCGGCTACACCCGCCAACTCAGAAGGAGCGCAGCATGACCGACGACAATCCCGACAACGAGATCAACGAAGCGGCCGAAACAGATTCGGAAATCCGAAATACCGAGCAAGCCGCCGACGGCGATGTGGGGGTATCTCCCAATGCCGATGATGAGCCGGACACCTTCCCCCGCGCCTACGTCGAGGATCTGCGCCAGGAGAACGGCAAGTACCGGCAGCGCGCCCAGAAGGCCGACGTTTACGCACAGCGCCTCCACACCGAACTCGTCAGGGCAACCGGCAGGCTAGCCGACCCCACCGACATGCCCTTCGACGAGGACCATCTTGCCGAGCCCGACAAGATGACCGCAGCCATCGACGACCTGCTGGCACGCAAACCGCACCTTGCTAGCCGCCGCCCCGTCGGCGACATCGGCCAGGGCGTGTCACCCCCCGGCGGTACCGTCGACCTCGCCGCAATCCTGCGCGGCAAAGCCAGCTAAAGGGGAAGGTGTCAACGTGGCGCAGTTCGTGATCAACAAGGGGTACGAGTCAGAGAAGACGGTCGAGGCGAAGAACTTCCGGGAGGTGGAGTCGCTCGTGGTGTTCTTTTCTCCGGCCGACGAGAAGGTTTTCGCACTGCCGACGACGAGCGTGACCTCAATCGAGCGAGTGTCGCAGTCATAAACCCCCCCGGGGTATGCTGATGGGGTCGGTCCTGGTGGCCGGCCCCATCGCTGTCCTGGTGACACGGGTTCCCTGAATCCACTACGTGACTCAAAGTCACGCTGTCACAAGGACATTCCATGACTGAAACAACTGCCGCCAATCCCGAGCTTCTCGCTGACCAGGTAGCCAATCTCCTCGTCCAACCCCTCGAAGCCGCCAGCGTCGTCCTCTCCAGCGGACCGCGGATCTTCGACACCAGCGGCGTGCTGCGCATCCCCAAGCTCGTGTCCGGCTCTACCCCCACGTTCGTCGGGGAAGGCCAGCTGATCCCCGACACTGCCGACGTCGACTTCGACGAACTCGTCCTGATGCCGACCGAACGCAAGAGCATCAAGACGATCCTGAAGTACACCAACGAGCTGGTCCGCCAGTCGGTGCTCGGCATCGACGCAGTCCTCAAGGCCCGCCTCGTCAAGGATGTCTCCGACGCCCTCGACGACGCACTGCTCAAGGGCACCGGCACCTCCGACACGATCACCGGCTTCATCAACCAGCCCAACGTCCAGACCTCCGACTGGGACCCCACCGACCCGGACAGCCTCATGGACGCCATCGGCTTGGCCGTCGCCGCCGAGGCCAACCCGAACCGGTGGTTCATCAACGGCGCGGACTTCATCAAGCTCCGCAAGGTAAAAGAGAACAATTCTGGAAGCAAGAAGTACGTCCTCGAGTCGGACCTGACCAAGGACGCCACCTACCGGCTCTTTGGCTTGGAGGTGGTCGTTACCAACAAGCTGGCTGAAGGCCAGGCGGTCCTGGCCGACATGTCCCAGGTGGCCATCGCCCGCGACATCGCACCCTCGGTCACGGTCCTCACGGAACGCTACGCCGAGTTTGATCAGGTCGGTTTGAGGGTCGTGACTCGTTATGACCTCGGCCTGCTGCACCCCGAGGGCGTCATCGTCCTGGACACGGACGGCAGCTAGTGGCTGTTGAAGCCGAGCAGGTGGCCGCGTTCCTCGGGAAACCCGAAGACGCGGCCACCCTGGCCATCGCCCAGCAGGCCGTCCCTATCGTCACAGTGATGGTTCGGGCCTACGTGCGTGGCGGTCCCGGATGGGAGTCAAACGAGGAGTTGGACGCCGTGATCGTCACCGCCTCGGCTCGCATGGTGTCCAACCCATCCGGGATCGCTCACGACGCCACCGCCGGCCAGTTCACCCAGTCAGTGCGGGGAGCTTTCCAGGGCTGGACGCTCGCCGAGCTGTTCGTCCTCAACCGGTACCGCAGGCGCGCGATGTAGATCAGGTCGGCCTGGCGTCAAACCCCGCTTCACTCCTTTCGAGGGGCAAGGGTTCACCACGACCGGACATATGGCGTCTGAGAGTGGATTCCTGCGCCGGGCCGACCACACCGTGACCACAATTTGACCACAGTTACAGTTATCTCCGGTGAATCACACTGAGGTGATTTCGCAGGAAACCGCGTGTGGAATCACCTGAACAGCACCGTGATTCGCCTTTGCAAGGCAGATGTCAGGAGTTCGAATCTCCTAGGCTCCACTCTTTTTGGCACACCGCGCCAGATGGATCGGCTCGAGGCGTTCATCGCCACATCCGCCCCTTCCTCGGCAGGCTCCAGCCCTCGTGACGTCAGGGCTTGGGGGCGACGTCCACACTCGGCGGCAGCGGCGACGGCTCCGGCTGCATCGAGCGGCGCAGGATCGAGAAGCTCACTGCGCCGACGGCGAGCACACCCGCACCCACCCCGACGATCAGCAGGCGCTTACGCCGCTTGTTCTTCACCCGGGCTCCGGTGAGGACCTCGGGAAGGCTGCTGACGGCCTCCTGCGCGGCCGCGAGCTCGGCCACCAGGGTCTGCTGCGCGGTGGCCAGTTCGCGGCGAAGCTGACCGCTGCGGTAGCGCCTGCGCAGTTCGGCGGCCGTCGCCCGGGCGGTGTCCGTGCTCACCCCCAGCGCGCCGCGGGTCACGTCGACGGGCCCGAGCGCGGTGTACGTCAGGCCGCGGGCCAGCCGCTGGCGCGATGTCAGGGGTGCGGGGCTCAT